AGGATAGGTCTTGGACCGGATCGTATTGGCGAGACGTTGTCCAAGACGGGCGCGCATGATCTGGGTGCGCCAGTTGGATTTGAGATCGCCGCCCGCCGCGCGCATGGCAGCAGTGACTGCTTTTTCACCTGCAAGGATTTCGGCTTGCATTGCGATGACGATGTCGCCCGCGACAGACAGGTCCAGCTTCATGCAGGTGTTGCCTCAATGGTCCAGATCAGCCGCTCGCGATCACGCAGGGGTTCGCCTTGGATCAGGAAGGTTTCTTCACCAAGCAGTATCTGCTCATCGGGGCGGGGCGCGGGTAGCTCGGAGACGCGTACATCAAAGCGCATCGTTTCCGAGACCAGACGCGCGGCTCCAAACGTGGTCACATCATCATTGCGACGCGGGATAATGCGGATACGGCTGAACTGTCCTTCGCTGTCACGATACCAAGCCTCATGGGCAAGGTTCGGATCAGCGAAGAGAAGATCAAGGGCTGCAAGGAATGCCGTCATACCCGTTCAGCCTCAGTTGCCCGAGTGCAGACGGATCGCCATGCGGGGCCGCTTGTTCACGGGCAGGATCGAGCTTTCGGTCATTAGATCGATCCAGCGTCCCTTGGCGTCGATCATCTGGCGGGCGTACAGCGGCAGGCCGATGGTATTGGCGGTTTCCAGCAGATTGGCCGGCCCGCCATAGGTGGTGAAGGTATCAAAAGTGCCAAGTGGAAAGGCGATGCCTTCGCCAGCGGGGATCAGACGTTCCGAGGTGCCGTTCGAGAGGGTTACAGAGCCGTTGTATTCCTCGAACAAGATCCCCGCGAAAGGAAATGCGCGGCGCATGTCCTCTCGTAGCGGTTGGCCACCGGTGGCCGAAAAGAACTTATAGGCCTCTTCAGTTTTGGGATGGCTGATCAGCTTGTCGAAGAATTCTGAGCTTACCAGCGCGTGGGCCGTGGTCATGGTTTCGCCAAGCAGATTGTCCTCCATGGCGCGCAGCACGCTGCGGACCTTGCCCTGAACGTTGGTGCCGGCGGTGCCGAACACGAAGTCGACCGAGATTTTTTCCAGCCCGAACTCGCTGAAATAATCATAGAGCGTGGTACCGGCACCGTCCTTCACGATGCCACGTAGCGCATTCATCTCCATGTATTCGCGGGTCTGAGCATGTTTGCGGCGCATGAGCGTCAGCTTGCGGTTCATCACTTCAACCAGTGGATCAGCGGCATCAGAGACGCCCAGTGCCGGCATCCCCTGAATATCAGCAGGCAAGATCACGTCGTCATGCGGAATCCACGGCAGCGCGAAGCTGCGCATCGAGCGCTGTTCACGGTTGCCGACCGTGGCGGGTGCACCCAACGGTACCGACGGGAGCAAGCTGAGGACACCTTCGCGCTGCTCGATGACAATGGAGCGTTGCGTGACGCCCTCAAAGCGAAACAGGCCAATCTGGCCAAGGCGGGTGTAGAGATTGGGCAGGATGTTGATGGCCTGCGTCATTTCAGCGAGCGAATAGCCGCCCGCGTCAAACGGGTTGCGGGTGATGGTCATGGGGAAACTCCGGAGAATGATGGGGTGATGTGCTTAAGCGCAATGATGAGAAGGAGTGATTTGCTGGATCAGGCGGTCTCGCGCGGGATGATGCCCAGCGCGGCGAGCTGGCCGTGCTTGGTGGCAATCTTCGCTGAGTCATCGACGCTTGCATCAAAGACCAGCGCTGCTTTCGAGACGATGGCCGGGCCGCGCGTGACAACCAACCCTGCCGCGTCGGCGGACGTGGCATCAGCTGTGTAGAGCAGAACAGCCGCTGCGGTTTGCGCGCCATCCGTGCCACCCGAGGTCGCAAGCTTGTATTTGCCACTGGCGGTAATCCGGCCGAGCACGGCGCCAACGGGATAAGCGGCGCCTGCCAGGAGGGTGATCGTTTCGCGGGTGAAGTTGGGGTTGAGCTCGTATTTGAGGACATCGCCCATGGTGGGCGGTTGGGTCAGCACGGACATGGGGTATCTCCGAAGGATTGAGGGTCAAAAAGAAATCCCCCGCCGGGGAGGAGCGGCGGGGGATCAGTTGGGCGGTCAGATATCAGGGTGGTCAGCGCTTCAGTGCCTAATGCCGGCTGAGGCGGCTTTCTTCGCGGCAGCCACGATCGGGCTCTCTGCGCTTTTGGGGATAATCGGCGAAGGTGGTGCCGCAACAATATCGCGGGCATCGGCTGCGGCGCTGGCGCGCTCCAGAACGAGCCGACGCAGAACTTCCGGTGCGGTGCCTTCGCGGAGTGCTTTCGCAGCGTCAATTGCGATGCCGAGGCGACCGGCCTGTGCCGCGATGTCCGTGATCTCCGCTGCCGCCTCGCGAAGCTGCGCGGACAGCTCTGCTAGATTGCTCGGTTGCGCGGCGACTGGCGTAGATGGTGGCGCGGCAGTGGCCGAGGCGGGCACTGTGTCTTCACGCGGCACTTCTTGTCCATCATCTAGGGCATCCGGTGACTTTTCTGCATCATCCAGCACCGTGGCTTCAGCGTTGGTGGTTTCCGTTTGTGCCTGTTCGGCGTGTTTACTGGCGCTCATGGCGGTCTCCTTTGGTCGGGGATGAGTTGCGCGCGGCAGCCGCGCGGTAGTGGGTGGGGCGGACAGGCTTTCGCGGAAGCGGTCAAAGCCACGGGCGAGATCGGTGACTTCATCAGCCAAGCCAGCGCTGACGGCCTCTGTCCCACGATAGGTTGAGGCCTCTGTCGCCAGCGCTGCCTCCTGGCCAAGCCTGCCAGCGCGGCCGGCAGCTACGGTCTCGGCGAAGAGAAACCGCAGCACGTCGATCTCGCGCTGAATATCGCCCCGCACCGCTTCGGGCAGTGGCTCATAAGGATTGCCATCGACTTTGTGGCGGCCCGAGTGGATCAGGGTGACGCGCATGCCGTCCTGATCCAGCTGGCCGCTAAGATCGGCATGCATCACCACGACGCCGATGCTGCCGACGGCGCCCGTGCGTGGCAGCAGGATGCGATCGGCCTGTGATGCCAGCGCGTATCCCGCCGAGAAAGCGTGTTCGGCGACAAAGGCCCAGACCGGCTTGCTGCCCCGGATGGCACGAATGCGATCTGCCAGATCAAAAACGCCTGCCACCTCGCCGCCGAAGCTGTCGATGTCCAGCGCAATACCGCGCACGGCCGGATCGCTGGCTGCGGCGTCGATCTGTGCCGCGATCCCTTCGTAGCTGGTCTGGCCGGAAGATTGGCCGATCCAGCTGCCTCGGTGGATGAGCACGCCCGCGATCTCGATCACGGCGATGCCATCTACAAATGGATATGGCGCATCGCCATGTTGGCGCAGGCGCTCGGCGAGGTTCCCTGCGAGAATGCTGGCGCGGGCGGGCAGGGCGCTGGTGCCGGGCGCATCGGTCACATCGCTGCCTGACAGTTCGACCCGTCGCCCAAGGATGCGCGGCCCAAGGCCGGACAGAAACGCCATGGCTTTGGTGGGTTCAACCAGCAGCGGCGTGTTGAACGCGCGCGCGGCAATGCGGGCATGGATCATCAGGATTGGTCCTTTTCGGTGCGAGACCGCGCTGTCACGTCGTCGTCTATGTCATCGCGGCCATCATCATCTTCGCTGTCGTCGTCGTTGACTGGCACTGCCTGCACGCCCTGCGCGGGCGAGCCCGGGCGGCGGAAATCGAGGCCGAGCGCGCGCTCGCGGGCGCGTTCGGCCGCAATCTCGCGATCAACCTGTTCGGAGTCATAACCACGCTCGGCGATGGCCTGCGTGCGCGATTTCAGCCCTGCTTCGATTTGGGCGATTTCTGCATTGGCGTCTTTCAGCGGATCCACCCAGTCCCATTTGGTGGGGAGCCAGTCGGCGGCCATCATGCGTGGACGGTTGGCCTCATAGCCGGGCAGGGCGAGTGCGCCTGACATCACGGCCAGATCCATCCAGCGCGCATAAACGGGGCGGCACAGCTGATAGACCATGACGGAATGCTGCCAGGCCGAGACTCGGCGGCGGAATTCGATCAGAGCGAGCCGCGAGTTCGAGAAGTTCCCCTTCACCATATCATTGGCAATATAGGGGTAGGGGATGCCAAGTGCTGCCGAGATTTGCAGCAAGGTCCGGTACTGGAACGGCTCGTAAGTGCCACCACTGTCGGCCGGCTGTCCGACGGTTACATCTTCGCCTGGATCAAGCCGCACGATCTGGCCGGGGCTGATTTCTACCCCCGCAGGCATCTCATCATCCTCGGCAGGGGCAAGGGGGTTCTCCGGCGCAGGCGAGGTGACAAACATTGCATACATTGCGGCGACCTTCTTTCGGTCGAGTTCAGCATCGTCGTACTGATCGAGCAGGAACAGCTTCACGATGGCGGGCGCCAGTTTCGACACACCGCGCAGCTGCCCGCCCTCGACGGGATCAATGACATGGATAACCTCAGATGCGGGCACACGAACAATCTCACCTGCCAACCCCGGATCGGTGCTGTCGCCTGGATGGCGGCGGAAAAAGTGATAGGCGACGCGCCGTCCAATCCGGTCGAACTCGATGCCCTGCCGGACTGCATTGCCATTTCGCGCAACGCCCGTCTCATGCAGTGGCAGCATTTCCGAAGGCAGCATCTGCAGCTGCAAGGGCACCGTCAGCCCATCCTCGACCCGGCGCGGCCTTATCCGCACGAACACTTCACCCGCCAAGAATACTTCTCGTGCGGCCCGGCGCTGCAGCCCATAAAAATCAGTCAGGCCCTCGGCATCTGCGTCGTCCGTCCAGGCAAGCCAAAGCCGTTGCAGTTCTTCCTTTTGGGTGGCGTCCGCAAGTTTCGAGATAGGTTTGATCCCGTTGCCGACGGTATTGGCGGCCCAGCTTTCCACAGCATTCACCGCATAGCCATTGTTGCGCACCAGCCAGCGTGCGCGGGCGGTGATGTCAGGTCCAGAGGCTGCGATCAGCGCGTTGACATGGGCCCGTGTTGCCTGGAACCCGCGCAAGCGCCGATGATGCTGACCCGCATCAAAGCCACCGATGAAAGCGCCAAGGCGCTGCCGCCAGTTCATCACAAATCCTTCACAGCATAGGGACGCAAGATGCGCCCAGCGCCGCGTTCCAGCTTGGCGATGCGCCGTTCGATATCTCCGATCGCGGCCGCGAGTTCGGCATCTGAGCCATAGGTCACGGTCTTGCCGTCATAGCTGACTGACCGCGTGCCGCTGTAGCGCGCGGCCAGGAGCGCGTTATGGCGGAGTTTCAACTCATCGAGGGTCATTCGTCATTCCATGTATTTTGGGGTGCTGATCTTCCAGCCGCGCCGCCGCGGAGTGGTGATACGCCCGGCTTGCAGTTCCGTCGCTTTGTCAGTTTCGGGCTGTGCCACGGTCGCCAATGTCTCGACCCCAGCCTGCTTCTCCAGCTGCCGCCACATGCGCTCATCAAAGCGGTCTGCCCCAAGAATCCAGGCTGCGGCGCGTGCATAGACCCGGGTATCGAGCGCCTCGTTGCGCTCGCGGAGCTTTTGCCACTCCTGGCGGGCGTAGCCGCGCTTGTTGCGCACGGTGACCAGCTGTTCGCCCACCAGCTGCTTGAGCCATTCGCTGTCCGCCCAGTCGGGTAGGTGGATGGTTCCTGGGGGCGATGCTACGCCTAGCGATCGATCCTCGTCCGACGGTCTCTCGATGCGCAGATACCGATAGGTCTCCGCCTTGAAGGTGGCTGTGGCCACAGTCCAGAGCCGGGCGCCGCGTTTCAGTTTCCGTCCGTTCACCGTGGCATCAACAAAGGTCGGCCCCGATACTGGCGTGGCCCTGTTAAACCCTTCCAAGCCTTTTACGGGTGCGACCTGCGCGATGCCCTGCTTGCGCGCCCAGGCATAGACAGCGGCGGACTCGTAGCCGGTATCGATCGCCAGCTTTGCCAGCGTCATGATCGCACCGTTCTCATGCGTCCAGGTCTGACCCAAGAGCGCTGACAGCTTATCCCAGCAGGCAGGATCATCCGGCCCGCCCGGAATGACGATGTGATCGACCAGCCAACTTTCCAGCCCGCGGCCCCAGGCCCAGACATCCACTTCGATCCGGTCCTTCTGCACATCGGCACCCGCGGTGAGGAACAACCCACCCAAGGGCACCTGCGCCTGGAAAGCCACGCGCCGATCCGCCAGCCGCTGCCATTCCGGTGCCTCACCACTCTCCACCCAGGTCTCGCCCAGCAGCGTGTTGCGCGCGGCGCGCAACATCTCGTCGGAGCCTTGGGCTGCCAGCCAGTCCCGCGCGATTTGCTCCCAGCTTTTCCAACCAATCGGCGAATAAAGCGCCGAGAGGTGGAAACCAATCGCGTTTGGATCGGCGCTGGTCGCAGTCGCGCGCCATTCTCCACGCTCCAGCATCTGCGTCTTGTGGTGCTCTGCGATGGGCTTCTCACAGCCAGCGCAATGATAGGCGGCCGTCTCAGGTTTGCCTTTTTCCCAGCGCAGCCGCTCGAACTGTAGCCATTGCATCGCACCACAATGCGGGCAGGGCACGAAATACCGCTGCTGGTCGCTGGCTTCGAACTCGCGCTCGATGCGCGAGAGCCCCCGGATCGTCGGGGTCGAGACCATGAACACCTTGCGCCTGTGCGCAAAGGTAGTTGTGCGAGCCTCGGCCAGTGTGACCGGATCGCCTTCCTCGTCGGCCGAGGCGGGATAAGCGTCCACCTCATCCAGAAACACATAGCGGGCCGGCATTGACCGCAGACCGGTCGCACTGTTGGCCCCCGTCAGCACCAGGATGCCGCCCGGGAACTCCTTCGACAGCATCGAATTACCCGCATCGCGTGAGCGTGCCGGCTGCACCCGTTCTTTCAGCGCGGGGCTGTCCTCAATCAGCGGATCAATCCGGCCGCGCGATGTGCGCTTGGCCATCTCAACAGTGGGCAGCACGGCCAGCATCGGCCCCGGCGCGTGATGGATCACAAAGCCGATCCAGTTGTTACCGGCCTCTGTTGCCCCGACCTGGGCTGCTTTCATAAACGTGATACGCTGCGCCGGATGACCGGGTGAGAGCGCATCCATGATGCCACGCAGATACGGCGTCCGAGATGTGCGATATTGTCCGGGCTCGGCGCTTGCCCGCGACGAAAGCTTGCGATGCGCATCCGCCCATTGCGATACCGTCAGGTCCGGATCGGGCCGTATGCCACGCCGCCAGACACGCAAAATGTCCTCGGCCCCATCAAACCCGAGATCAAGGCCCTCGGTTAGATCAGTGTCATGATCTCCCTCATTCAAGCGAGACCCGGAGGTCTGCCAGGGCGTTGAGCTGCTCTCGGACATGGGTTTCCAGCACCCTTTGCAGGATCGCAGTCTCGATTGTCACAGGCACCCCCGATACCTTCTCCATCTCTGCGGATAATTGCGCCGCCATCAGAGCGGATACGCGGGTGGGCCAGGTGACCCAAGTATCGCGCTCCTGACGCGCAAGACGAAACACCAGCGTCTCGGCGCGCGCGCGATCAACCAGCACGCCTTTCTTGCGCTGGATCGACAGCTGCCGTTCTTGCGCCTGGTAGACCGTCAGCGCCGTGCGCGCTTTCAGATATGAGGTGCTGTCTCCTGGACCGGAGACGCTGCCGCCCCCGATCGCTCCACCATCACCCCCAGCGCCTAAACCACCTCGCGACCGAAGCTGTTGGTCCGGATCTGTCATCTCGCCCCGGCGTGCATCTGACGCCGGCGCATTGATGGACCCGTCTGCAAACAGCACCAACCGCCCGTTCTTGCGGGCCTTCTGCACCGCCCCGCGCGACAGGCCAGCGTGCTCTGCATAGGCGCGTTCAGACAGACCTTCCATGGCGTTCAGGTTATCCTCAATGCATTGTAAATAAACAGATTTATTGATCTAATTGAGTTGATTACACTTCGCGATAGAGCGAATCTGGTCTCACGCAAACACGCCTGACCGGAGACAAAACCATGACCCTTGCAGAACGCTTCAACGCTGAGACCCGCCGCATCCTGCCGCACATGGCAGACAGCCTGGCAGTCGATCCCACCATCACCAGCGCCGGCGAGATCGACGATATCGTCTTTCGCCGCAGCGAATACCTCGGCGGGATGGCAATCGCCATTCTTGCCATGATCGAACAGCCAAATTGAGAGGCACGACCATGACCGCCACCACAACCATCCGTATCGACTATGCAGGGCTGCCCGACCACTTCGACCGTAGCCGCCCTGACGCCATCGCAGACGCCATCGAGACAGCGCTGCAGGACGCAGGGATCAAGGCCGAGGCCTCGGACATCTTCTCGCACATCAAGATCGAACTGCCGACCAGCCAGCTGGCTGCTGCTAGCGCGGTGCTGGCTGAATTGAAGCTGATTTGACGGAGGACAGACCATGAGCACGCGTGCACAAATCGCCATCCAGACGGGCCCAAGCCAATGGGCACACGTTTACTGCCACTTCGATGGCTACCCCTCTCACATGCTGCCAGCGCTGGCGCGCTGGACGCCAGAGGATATTCTGGCCGCCCGCGAAATCCGCCACGTCAGCACTGACGCGCTCGATTGTTTCGCTCCGCCCCGCGCGCCGGTGATCTATCCCGAACCGCGGTGCGACTTCTGCCAAACTTATGTGTTCGCGCAGGGTCGCTGGGTTGAATGGAGGGCTGGTCGATGACCGCCACAGCCATTCTGTCCAGCCGCAACGAGGACTACGGCTTCTTTCGCACACTGACCACCTGCCCACAGC